AGGGAGCGACGCAACGCAGGAGCCAGCCCGGGGCCGCTGGTGCCGATAAACAGCATTATCGGCGACACACCTCGGGCACCCCCAGCAAGGCCCCTGTATCGCTCTATCCCGCATTGCGCATAATGTACATGGCATTATGTTGAGGGTTTGCCCCTGCGACAATGCGCCAGCAGCAGGGGACGCGCAGCGCCCGTAACATAATGGCCATTGTGCGCAGTGCCTATTTCCAGAACAATTTCAGTAACTGTTACCTTAATTCCTTGCATTTATGGTAACTGTGACCGATAATCTATTTACGGTAACTGTTACCATAAATAGGGGTTGGAAATGGAAGATACACCTCGTTCAAATGCCCGCCTTCTTTGCCTTAATCACTCGTTGCTCTACGATAAGGGCGCCATCTATGAGGCTTATGCCGAGACGGACCTTTATTGGTTCCTCAGTCGACATAACAACGTTGATACTGTCCGTAAATCTGATGGCGTCCAGGTCGGATACAACTACGAGCCACTTACTGCCCCTTTTACTTGTTCATTCGCCCTGGTGGATTCCGAAATGAAAGATAAACACGACACCCAGACTCAAGACCTAATCTCCGCTAAGCGCACCAGGGGGCGTCCAGTTACTGGAAAAGCCCTCACTCCAGCAGAGAAGCAGGCTGCTTATCGTGCCCGCAAAGCCCAAAAATCGGTAACTGTTACCTTTAATCGCGATGCTATCGAGGCTCTCGATATGCACATTCGCGCCCTTGCGTCTGGCCACGACGTTTCTATCGACCCGGATAAGCTCAAATCCATCCTTGAGTCCATCCGTTCAGCTACTCAATCACAGCTCGTTTCGGAGGCCGTATGATTTATCAAATGGTTATGGGCTTTGCTGTTATCGTCTATGTGATGCTTGCTGGCCTTGGTATTGAATTTGGCGCCCCGTTTTGGTTCTTTTTTGCCGCCATTCCTGCCGCTCCAGCCTTATCGTTTACTCTGATTTTTTTCTCTATGTGGCTCGGTATCGCCTCTGACGATAGAGCCAGGGCAAGGCGCCGCGCTGCTGCCGCTGCTCGCCGCTCTCAGGGGCTTTAGCCCCTAAAAGGCGCCCCCCTGAAATCGATTAGATCTATGTTGTCTCTTCGCCGCTGCCCGGCGAAGCCGGCTCCTCTCTAAACCCGAGACGTTCACCCCCTTTCCCTGCCAAACCAGTCTTTAATGCCCCAGTCAGAGCGCCAGCCGAAGGCTATGGGCGCGGGTGGTATCTGCTCGTCCTCCTGTCGCAGACAAGCCGCTCTACAGGTCTTGCACCTGTTTTCCTGGGCATGAAAAAGCCGCCCTGCAGGACGGCTTTTTGTTTTGATGTGGGGCAGGGGAGCTAGACCTCCCGCGAAGCGGGTCCACTATCTTTAATAGTGGACTTTTGTGCGGAATCCGCATTTTTCCGCCCTTCTACAATTTCCTTTTCTTCTTTAGGTACTCAATGTAATCCTCTTCGGATACATTTTGCAAACCCTTTAAAATCAATATCTTAAGGACTTCCGTGTCTTTCAGGGCTGCCCGTGTTGTGGTTACAGCCTTGACTGTCTCTGATTCGACCTTCCTCCATGTCGCATCGTCTATGTGCTTGGTGGGCATTTCTTTCACCTTCCTTCGGTACTCATCCCTTCATTCTAATGAATTTGAATCTAATAACTTAGTTTTCTTGACATATCAGAACTTAGAAACCAAGATTACGCCAATAACTAATTTCTGAGAAAATCAGAACGGGGCACTGGGATGATAGACAGATTGCGTATCTGCATCCCTTTCAGGGAGCAGTACCTCCAGCAAACGGTTCAAGTGGCCAAGGATGGTCATCGCGTCGATTATGTCGACCTTGACGCCATCTCCATGTTCAGCGACATCCGTCTTTCTGCTCGCGACGTCGAGTGGAACTCGCTCACTAAATCCTATGATGTCACGGGCCTCAATCACCCTTATGAATCCCTCCCCAGTCACTGGGGTGGCTTGGCTTTCAAAATTTATCAGGGGGCTGGCCTTTGCTCTGCTCATGTAGAGATAAAGGCGTCCCCAGCTAAATTGCTTCAAGGTCACAACGTATTTGGGCCGACTGATATTCAGCTTTGCGCGTTTGAAATGATGAATATTCTTACTGTCGCCGTTCCAGATTTGGATACCTTCGTCGACTGGCAGAATGCTTATTTAGGTGATATTGACTGCACTTTTTCTGCGGATGTCGGCTCTATTCATAACGCCAAACAAGTAATTTCGGCATTAAAGAATATTTCTAACGGTCATATGCGCTCCGCAATTAAAAATGAGCATGAAACGACATGCTATTTTAATGTCAATTCGCGTCACGCTGACAAAAAAGCTTATTGCAAAGGCCCTGAGCTTGAAAAGCAAATCAAGGAAATGGAATCCATTTGCAAAAAGAACAAGGGCAAGCTTCACATCCTCTCTGTTCTCAAGGATGAAAAACTTCAACGCTTTGCCTCAAATCTCATTCGATTTGAGGGGAGGGCAAAGAGCCGTATTTTAGACCGACTGGGTATTCCCACTCGTTTATTCACAAAGACAAGTGAAATTGATGGCGAACGTCGCCTTGGTATTATTGATTTTCAAAAGCAATTTGAATCTGATGGTAACAACCTGATACAGCACATTTGGAATGAAATGTTTAATCCGCTTTTTGCGGCCTTCGAGGGTCAAGAAATGAACGTATATGATGACTCGGCAATCCTTGAAAAATTCAAGGAGACTTATTCCACTGTCACTCCGAAGGGCAATACATCTTATTCCAAAGCGCTGCGCCTGTTCGGTTTTTATCGTCGCCTCACCAATGAGGGATATCAATCTGTAAAGGACACTCTTGCGCCCAGAACCTTTTATGACAATTTAACTCTTTTGCTTTCCGCTGGCCTTAGCAAGGCTCAATTACAAAACCTCCATGGTGAGAAGGCAAATAATGTTATTCCTTTGCTTTGCATCATTAACGTGGATTTCAGTCGCCAAACGCCGGAATGGTATACCACTCCGAAATCCCGTTTCGATAACGTAGTAACCATTTCGAGGTCTGTAGCGTGAAAATAAAATCCTTTGGTTATAAATATTACAAGTCTGTTTTTGAGCTGAAACAGCTCTATGTTTGGCGGTTAATGTTTGGCTTCCCGTTTGGTTGGCAGGCTTATGATAACGCCTTTCATGCGTCCCTTGATGACTGTCCATTTTAATTTACTGAGGATATATCTATGTACACTGGCCTGATTGCTCGCGGAGTTTTGCTGGGATACCGCGCCCAGCCCTTCACCTTCCAAAATAAATCCAATGGTCAGGTAGAGCATCGCGTTGCTCACCTGATTGGCTTGGAGCGCTCCTATCGCGGCAAATTCAATGAGCAGCGCGTAATCACTCAGGTCTGCCGCATTCCTGATGAACTCTTCAAGAATGCCCAATTCATGCAAGCTATTTCCGATTCTGTCGGCTCAATGGTGGAAGTCGGCCTCTCAGGCTATCAGGACGCCGACAAGAATCATTACATCGCCATGGATTCCGGCGTTGTTGTCTGCGGCCAGCGTGAAACGGCTGCGGCTTAATTTCGGGGGTTGAATGGCTGGCTGCTTGATTGTTGATAACGGCGCGGTATCCATCACACAGGATGGGATGGAAACCTGCACCGGATATATTTTGGTCACTGTTACCGAATATCAACAAGCAATGAACCCGCTTTCAACCTTCGATAGAGATGTCGCTTATCAGGTCACTGGTTATTTGTTCCTGACGTTCTTTGTGGGGCATGCAATCGGTCGCTTGGTCAAGTGGCTAGGACGTAAGTAAATAACTGGAAAGGAAAATCATCATGAAAAAATTCAATGCTCTGGTATCTGGTGCCCAACGCAACGTTACTGGCCCGCTGATGAAGCTGGTTCGCAATCCTGGTACTGCCGTTAAGGTGGGCATCGCTGGCGCTCTGGCGTCTCCCGCTATGTGTTTCGCTGAGGACTACAGCGCCCAGATTACCGGCGCTGGTGACGACGCCAACGCCAACCAAAAGCTGGTAATCGGGGCTGTCATCGCCCTGGCTGTTATCGGCTTCGGCGCTGCCGCTATCGTTGCCTGGATGAAGAAGTAAGCGGCATGTTTGCCGCCCTTCTTTTTGCCTGCTCGGTCGGCATCTGCTTCTGTCTGGGTTTCCAGTCGGGCGTAGTGGCCGCTTAAATGGAGGGGCAGGGGAAACCCTGCCTTTTTTTATGAAATGGATATTCACCCTCCTGCTTTTATTCCCGCTCTATGCGTCTGCCGTCGAGTCAACGCCAGCACAATCAACTCCCGTTGAAACCGGTCAATGCCAGAAATTAAATAATAACTCGCCTGTGTCCACGTTAAATAACGTTTCTATTGAACAATGTTTAGCCCAAGGGAAAATATGGGATTCTTCTGCCACTCAGTATCCCACCCGTTGGAATAAGTTGGGGGTTTCACCCAATCATTATTACGACCTCCAAGTTACCGTTGGCGGTAATTGGTACGCCACCAATACTCGTTATGTCGTTACCTCTATTACAAACACATATACCTGCCCGCCTAATGGGAAACCAAATTTTACTTCTGGCCCCATTGATTTAAATGGCTCTAAGGTTTGTCAAACAACCCCCAAAACCTGCTTGATGGGTGCGGCAGTTCGCATAGACAAGGACGGTAAAGAGACTTGCGTTGCTAATTGCAGTGCTGCCGCTGGCCTCTCAAATGGCGGTGCCGTTTATTATAACGGTGGTGCTGATAACACTATTTCCGCTGATGATGTAACTTGTTTCGGCCAATGTGCTGTATCAGCTACCACCCTTGTTCAAAACGCCGCTGGTTATTATTCTGGCCCCTTCACTTTTACTGGTGCTAATTGTTCTGTAATTCGCCCCGAACCCGTCACTGGCTCTGATACGGCTGGATTGAATGAAACTCCCGTCCCCGTTGATAACTCTAATACTTCACAGGGCACCCAAGATTCTCTTGATAATTTATCCAATGCCGCTTCCTCCTCTAATAGTACCGAAATTGACACTCCTTCAACGGGTGCCAATGGCGAATCTACTATTAAAGACCTCCAGCAAACAGTGAAGGATTCGGCCATTGAGCAAATTAAATCCAACACTTCTTCTGCCAGCAATCTTGGCAACCTCCTTAGTAATATCAGTAACGACCTTCAAAACGCTATTGCAAATAGCGGGGGAGGGGGCGGCAATGGCAATTCATCCTTGCAACTTCAAGGCAATAACAAACTCGATGGCATTAATCAGACTTTGCAGGATATTTCCGATAAGTTGGATGAACCATCAGAAGAGGAGCCCCCCTTTACACCTCCTACCTCTTCACCTAATTTTTGGGAGAATGTATTACCCGATTCATCATTTAACGATATCAAATCAAAAACTGAATCCGCTGGTCAGGAACTAAAAGATATGTATGAGGATTTTCGCTCCTCCATATTTGTTTCTGATATTGCCGCTTCAGGCACTGCTTGGGCTGATTCTTTTACAAAGAACGGCCAGACTTTTGAGCTTGGTTCAAGCTGGTTTGAATACGCAATCAATCATGGCTTTTACGCCATCGTTATTTTACTGGCAACTATGTTTGCCTTTTATATTGTCACCAGTAGAGGCAAATAATCATGAATGAATTTTTTGATTGGATGGCATCCTCCTTTAATGATGTTCACGCCTTCTTTACCGATGGCGTTCCCTACATTGTAAGCAGGACGCTTGCTTATATTGTTGAGGTCGGCCTTTATCTCAAAATCCAGTCAGAGATTATGATGATAAAAATTGGCTTTGCCGTTGCTCAGCAAATAATGACCGACATCAATATTAGTGCTGTTTTGCAACCCCTTTTTAATTCACTTCCATCCGGCCTCAAGTGGTTCGCTAGTGCCTCGGGAATTATTGATGGCATCAATATTGTGCTTCATGCGCTGGCCGCTCGTTTTGCCTTGAATTTCTTGGGGTGGTGATATGGCCGTTATTATTCGCCACGGCCCTAATGGCTCATATAAATCCGCCTCTGCTGTATGGTTCAACCTCGTCCCCGAATTACGCAAGGGGCGTATTTGCATCACCAACGTTGAGGGGATATATCCCCTTCATGAGATAGAGAAGAGGCTAGGGGAGAAGTTTCCCGATTCCGCTCGCCTTATACGTATCTCTTCTTTGACCTCCAAGGGTCTTAAGCTCTGGCGACGCTGGTTCCACTGGATGCCTGTCACTTCCTTTGTGCTTATGGATGAAATACAAGACATCTATCCAGAGGGCACATGGAAAGAGGCTGATTTGGACTTGAAGCCCATCGAGACCTATGAGGCATATCTTCCTGATGGCTTCTTGTCGCTGTTCTACGAGGCGCTTGATGGTTACAAGCCAGACCGTTTCGACACGGGCGACACTGACGATACGGGCGAGCAGATGTTTGATGAATCTGGCCGCATCCGTTACCCAACAACCCTTAATGGCGCTTTTAAGCGTCACCGTAAATTCAATTGGGATATTGTCTGCTGCACACCAGATATTTCTGATGTTTCAAAAAAAATAAGGGGCTGCGCTGAATTGGCTTTAAGTCAGGCCAATAAAGACAGTTTCTTTTTATTCAAGCGGAGGCCACGCATATATGAGCACAACCCAAAAACAAACGGCATCCCAAGCGCAAGGGATAACGTCTATCGAATCAAGGTCCCTTTGGCGGCTTTTACCCTTTATAAATCGACCCAAACAGGCGCTCACACCCAATCAGGATGGTCCAAAGGCCCCTTTAGCTCGGGCGCTTTTCTGGTTTATTTATTCATTCTTTTCGGAGTCATTATCTGGATTTCGACAGATTACATTGGCACCGATAAAGCAGCTCCTGATGCGACCGCTCAGACTCCTGCGCCATTATCTGGTTCAAGCGCTGTGGTTCCTGTTCAAGGCACTCAGGGCGCTGGCCGTGGTGTGGCTGTTTCTGTTCCTCAGTCGCCAGCTCCTGACCAGGCTGTTTTTGTAGCGCCCATGGGTGCTACTGAGATTTACGTCACTGGCCATAGCCTCGACACGTCGGGATCTGGCGTCGTTCTGTTATCTCTAACCACTAAGTCGGGGGAGTTCCACACCAATAACGACGAGCTTTTTTCCATGGGCTATGGCGTTCGCTTCATCCGTTACTGTCAGGCGGAATTGCTTCATATCGATACGGGCGCCACCCGCAGGATTTTTTGTCAGCCCTCGCGGTACGAGGCACCCAAGGATGGTTCGGGTTCTGATGAAGGGCGGGTTCGCCTGGACGGCATCACCATTGCGACGGCTGCCACTGGCGGCGACGACAGTAAGGAGCGACCTAACTAGGGAGCGACGCAACGCAGGAGCCAGCCCGGGGCCGCTGGTGCCGATAAACAGCATTATCGGCGACACACCTCGGGCACCCCCAGCAAGGCCCCTGTATCGCTCTATCCCGCATTGCGCATAATGTA